GGCTTATCATTGAGTGACATTGTTGTCATGATGGAAGCGGAACGAGTGGTGGGAGACGAATATGACCTAGTATGTGGTCTCTTGCGTGATGAACAATTCTCAGCTGAAGTTAAGCTGCAGAACATCTGCAAAGATCGAAAAGTCAGAAAAACTCCCAAGAAACTTATCCGTAACTTAAATAGACTGAAAAACAGATACGTTGAGCAAGGAGCTCTTCATAACGTTACGAAGATGATGGAGGAAGCGACAGGAGTCGTTGATTCCCTGGATGCTATGATAAACAAAGTCGACAGAATACTGAAGTTTTCGACTAGTGATGATATAAAGGACGCTGCTGTCAAGAGAATTGAGCAGTTTTTCTTAACATTGTATGCAATGAGCCAACAGAGTTCCGTTTCAGGAATTCTAAGTGTTCTACTGCTATATGTGCAAACGTGGTGTAAGAGTTCCCTAACTAAGACGGTCATGGACCAAGTAAAAGGAATTTTAGCATCATGTTCACGGATCGCTGGATACAAAGAACAAAGTGGATGGTTGACAAACAATTGGAAAACTCTCGTTGATGGGCCATTTGGAATGGCCATGAGCAAGATTATTTCCCTTATGATTGTTGTGGGATTTCTTCCTGAGAAAGCGACGACCAATTTAGGCCGTGGCATGTTCGAGATGTTGAAGGTTCGTCGTTTTTCCGACGATGGAGCTTCACTCCCGACTGTCATTGAGTATACATTAACCACCATTGATTGGGTGGTAGATGTTGCTTGGCCTGCGGCTGTCACTGGAAATCCAGACCTTTTGTTCACGACTCAAAGTGCTCTAGCACTTGATGAGAGCTACCGAAGAATTGTCGATTGCACTGATTTGTACATGTCGGCACAATACGGTGTGCTTAAGGACAAGTACGGATTAGGAGATTCCGGAATGGAGATCATTAAGGAAATCGACGATTGCTATGAAAAGCATCTGGAGGAGAAGAAAGTAATGGGGACGCACCCCGCTCACAGAGCAGAGATGGAGAAAAGACTTTTGGCACTGAATCGCTTCAGTTGTCAAGTCCAGTCTTCATTTCGTGAATCTTCGATACGAGTGCGACCCTACACGTTCCTGATTCGGGGAGGATCAGGGATAAATAAAACACAGCTAAACAATTTGTTGCTGCATGTAATACGTGTAAAGAATGGCCTTCCAGAAGGCGCTGAATATCATTGTCAATTCAATGAGGGAGACGAATACATGTCCGACTTTAAATCCAAACACGTCACATTAACTTGGGACGATATTTGCAACACCAAGCCGGAACATGAATCGTTGAGTCCTCTGTCAAAGATTATTCAATTCATAAACAACGTACATTGCACAGCTTTGTCTGCCGAGGCCCATCTAAAGGGAAAGAAAGACATAAATGTTAAGGTGTGTTCAGCCACGACAAACACTGTCGATTTGCATTCTGGATATTTCTCCTGCAATCCTGCCTCCATAATGAGCAGATGGAACCTAATCATTGACGTTACACTCAAAGAGACGGCTCTTGATCCTCAAGGCAAGATTGATGAGAAGTACATCGGTATTCAAACTCCTGACATGTGGAATATTGTCGTGAATTGGGTGAAAGTGAAACACTATGAAAACCTTAAGGACGTTTGGTCAACAGTCCCATATGAAATTGGGAATGATTTGGCTAACGTCATGGAATTTGTTGCCGACGACTCGTATCGTTGGTTTAACAAACAGAAAAGGTTGGTGGATGCAGCGCGAGAGCTACATAAACTCCCGCACTGCCACAAACACCCCATATTTCCATTGCCATGTTTGAAATGTGCTAAGCTCGAAAATGAGCGGAAAGTTGACTACAAGGAGGAAGCCGACGACTTGTCTGACGACGTCTCCCACAGTGGTTTAACATTCGCTTCAGCATTCGCTGAGCCCAGAAATTTTGTGATTGAGGAAAATCACGACGCAGTAATTGAAAATCTGCGAAGTTTTATGAAAACTGATGATAGGCCGATTACGCAAGCGGAAGCTCGCACGGCTACATTAGCAGTCCTCAAAGAAAAGATCTTCGATATCTCTTCTTTTGGAATCGAAAAGCTCCGTCTGTTAAAGGACGACTTAGCTAATCGTGATCCAAATTACAAAGCAATGGCATTGGCCGCTGCTGTTATGGCAGCGGGTGTGGCAGCCCATAGTCTTTACCGAAAGCTAGATGATCAGGCGTCAATTGAGCAAGTAAATGCTCTAGCTATGCCCCCAGAAATGGTGGTTAAGCGTGACAATATGTATCAGAAGCCAATTCGGATGAAGGCTAATTTTCCAGAAGCTAGCCGAACCGCAACACAAGGACAGTTTATCGATAAGATCGACATGTCTCTGCACCACGTCACCGTGATACCAGTAATGGATCATGAAGGAACGTTGGGCACTTGTGGTTCCAAAGTATGTTCGTTTCCTGTTGGAGATGGATACTGGATGCTGCCTAAACATGCATTCAAACATGAGTCTCCAATTGATCAGTGGCAGGTGAGTTTCGTACACACCGTTGGACTAAAGAAAACCTTTAAGGAGATTGTTCCTAAGGAAAACTTGGTTCAAGTTGCTGGCTCGGATATTGTGATCGTACGGGTTGTAGCCGGTGGCTGCAATTACGATTTTACAAAATTCGTGCAACAAGAGGAGAGAACCCTGAGAAAGGGCACAAAAGTGCAGATCTTCCCAAAAGATAGTCAAATGGTCAACAATTTCATTACACCTTCACAGGGAGTGATAATTGGAACGATTACGGATTATTCCGTGATAAACGTTAGAGGAAAACAGTATTATGCTGCAGAGTACACTACGAACGTTACGACCTACGATGGTCTATGTGGAGCGCCAGTCGTTACCACAGGGCCTAATCCAATGATTATAGGGATACATACTGCAGGGAAAGAAGGAATGAAGTCCGGTGCTTGTGCTGTGTTCACACAAGAAGACATAGTGAAGCCCCAGCATGATGGAATTAAACTCCTAGACAAAGGAGAAGTTCCCACTGAATCCCTTGGCGTGAAGTTCAATCTAAGAACAGATGCCAAGTGGAAGAGTGCTGTCAACTGGGTGCCGAATAGCACTGAAGTTTCAGCCGATTATCTCGGAGAGCATGATTTGCCCACGTCCCGATTCAAAACTAGCGTTGAACCATCAATTTTGGTAGAAGCGCTGGAGACGATTGGGATTAAGCGTGAGCATGCGGGCCCCTTGAAAACAGCTGAAACGATGGCTCGTCAAGAGCACTTGGTCAATTGTGGCGCGGTATTACCAAGCCCAAATCCAGTGTTCAAACAACGAGCTGTTGATGACCTTAAAGCAAAGCTAAAAGCTGCTATGGTCTCTTCAAACCAAGGTGACACTAAGTTCAAAGACTATGTTCACCCACTATCCTATGAACAAGCCTTAAATGGCGTGCCGGGTGTCGCTGGTTTCGATCCAATTCCAGCGGACACAGCACCCGGATTCGGCAGATCTGGACCAAAGTACTTGTTGCTTATCCAAGAAGCTGTCGATGAGAAAATGAAGGGACACTGTCCTAGATTGTATGTCCAAAAACAAAATGAAGATGGAATTCTCGAAGATGTCCTGGAGTACCAGTTTGACCCCGAGAAATTCGATGTTCGTGCATCTGTTGAGTCTCTTTTTGAGAATTTTGAGAATGGAATTCGTTCCAATATCATAATGAAGTGTAATCTTAAAGATGAAGCTTTACCACTCGACAAGGTGTTAAAAGGAAAACTGCGTGTATTCGCTGGTGCTCCTATGAATTTTGTAATTGCGACTCGTATGATCTTTTCTCCATTAAATGTCTTGATGACGCAGCTCCCCACGCTATTTGAAAGCGCAGTGGGAGTCAATGCTCAAGGCAAAGATTGGGATTTCCTCGGAAAATATATCTCATCTTTTGGAGAAGACCGTGTTTTTGGTGGAGACTTTTCGAAGTACGACCAACGCATGCGAAGTAATTTCTCGATAGAAGCAATGGGAATCCTCAAATTCGTTTTGAAAGAGAGTGGTTATCCCGACGAATTGCTTAACGTCGTTGATGGAATTGCGTGCGAAGTTTGTTACCCCATATATGACATAAATGGTGTGCTGGTTCAAATTGATGGATCAGGACCATCTGGTCATCCGCTGACTGTGATCGTAAATGGTATTGTCAATGCCCTCATGATGAGGTATTGTTACTATGCCATGCACATGAAGCGTGGGACTTTGGAACTCCCCCTATTCCACCAGGTTGTTGCGCTGATGACATATGGAGACGACAATGTTTGTAGTGTCTCCAACAGTGATCAACTATTCAACCACCTCTCCGTGGCTTATGAAATGTCTCTACTTGGAATGAAGTATACTATGCCGGACAAAGATTCGGCACCTACTGCTTTTATCCCATTTGAGAACATAGACTTTCTGAAACGAAAATTTAGGAAGCACGAAGTCACTGGAACCTACATCGGTGCACTTGAGAAGAATTCGATCTTCAAATCGTTAACTACTACAATGCGCCGAAAAGGGTGTGAGGAATCTCGTTGTGAGATTATGGCTGGAAATGTCGCTAATGCTCTGACAGAACTATGGGCTCATGGCCCAGAAGTCTTTGATGAGTATAAGGCGAAATTTGAATGTCTCAAGGATGTCAAAGATGGACACTTGTCTGTCGGCCAGTTCTGGAGGGAAGTCACACACGAATCGTGTCTGGAAAGGTACGAATCTACCACGTGTGCTTATGTCGATGCTATGAAAAAGCTCAGCATTCCCTATGATGACCAAGCCGAAGAACTTGAATATATGGATTGGACCCCACACCTCGTCCCAGACGATTATCGGTACGACCCGCACTTCAAGAACAAGATCCTCCATGCTTATTGCATTCAGAGACGAAAAGTCCGCTGGCGTAAGAGGAATGCGCGTGAAATTGAACGCGCGTTTGCAGCGGTAACATCTCGCTATTTATGGCTAAAAGCTCAATATAGCATAGTCCTGAAAAGAGAGATAATACATCCTCACATTAAAGCATGCAAGCTCGTATGCCGTCTGTTGTATAAAAATGCACTGACGAAAATAGAGCCTAAACTTCCGCTAGATGTCGTGGAACATGTCCTCACGTACAACTCGCTTGTGCCTGAGGTTGGATTCATGAGAGTAGCATCTCCGGGAGGAAAAGTAAATATCTACTACCTCTCTTAGTTGGTTAATCTCCACTCTGAGTTGTAAATATTGATTACGAATGAATATAATAGAGTTCCAGGTCTGACTCAAAGTCAAAACAGACCCCTTGAATTCGAACCTCAGAATCAAAATGAGGTAGACACGGATGTGTCGTACGTGGATCAAGCCGATGACTGTACAAATAAACCAATGGCTGATACACAAAAACACCAACTCTTGTCCTTTTTGGACGAGAATCCATCTTACCTATGTGAGGTGGACTCAACAATGGACCCAACTCGAGGATCCTCTGACGACCCTGATGCGTCATTGGCGAACTTCTTCGAACGCCCAGTTAAGATAAGAGAGATCACGTGGCCCGTCAACGGCGACCTCGATGTCAAGATTCAACCGTGGAATTTGTGGTTCACCAACAAGAGAGTGGCCAATCGTCTTTCGAATTTTAGACTGTTTCGAGGTAACTTGAACGTCAAATTCATGATTAATGGTAACTCTTTCAATTGGGGTTCTGCAATGGCTTCCTATTACCCATTGCCGAACTCTCAACGAAGTCCCTTCTATTACTCCGATATCAACTACAAGGGTGATCTCATGGCTGCCAGCCAAAGACCACACATTTTGTTGGATCCTACAACTAATTCTGGAGGGCAAATGAAGTTGCCATTCTTTTGGGATGAAGACAACTACGATATGATTAATGGCAATATGTCTGAATTTGGTGACATATGGATAGCTTCTTTAGCTAAACTTTACACCTTGAGCAGTACAGCTCCAGTGAACATTGCCGTCTATGCGTGGGTAACTGACATTGTTTTGTCAGGACCTACACAGACTAATCTGAATGGTTTGTCTCCCCAAGCTGATGAGTTTGATAATTCAGGACCTATTTCCAAACCTGCTGCGATAGTTGAGAAAATCGCTGGCAAACTTGAGAGTGTTCCTGCAATTAAACCCTATGCTATGGCGACGAAGATGGCTGCTGGCGCAGTCGGATCTATAGCGTCGAAATTTGGTTATTCTAGGCCAAGGCAAATCGAAAACCCTATGTTGTATAAAAACACGCAGAGTGCCGATCTTGCTACTATTGATGCTGTTGATACGAGTGCTGGCTTAGCCTTCAATGCGAAACGAGAAGTGTCGCTTGATCCACGTATGGCTGGATTAGGAGACACTGACGAGCTAGCATTTGACTACTTGGCGAACAAAGAATCCTGGCTGTTTAACGCACCATGGAACACTGCAGATCTGGCGAAGACGCGACTCCTCCACATACCAGTCACACCAATGTTAGCCAACGTTGATGCTAGAACGATCCCATCTACACAGAATGGTGTAAATCTCATCCCAGCCGGATTTGTTGCAGCACCATTCCGTTATTGGAGAGGAACGATGGTGGTAAGATTCCAATTCGTTGGTTCAGCTTATCACAAAGGTCGAGTCTTAGTCCAATGGGATCCGTCCGGATTCAATGGATCAGCTCCCGTCGAACAGAACGTTAGCTTTGCTAAAGTCGTCGATATTTCCAGTCAACGAGATTTTGAAATCGAAGTTGGTTGGGGAAGTCCGATTAATGCTTTGCAAACTGCTGGTATTCCACCAGCTAATACGTATAGTTTAACACCTGTCTATAATCCTAACCTCAATTTCCACAATGGCGTTGTTCGAATGTCAGTGGATACGAGGTTGGCATATATGACAACTTCAACTGATCCAGCATCATTCAATGTGTTTGTGCGGTTCAAGGACCTGGAAGTTTATGGTCCTGATTCCGATCAATTCAACTTTTATGCTCCATTCCCAGTCGGTTCTACCGACGTTCTTGCTAATCGTAGTGATGAACAAGAGTATGTTGAGCAAGCTGAAACAACCATTGGAGATGCTAAAATCCAACATGATGTCAACGCTCCTACAGGTGCGCCTTCGATACTTGAGAAGGGTGGAACTTATAGTCCTGGATCATCCGCATTTGCTCATGGAGACCCTATTCAGAGTTTCCGGCAAGCACTGAAACGTTTCTGTTTTCAGAATGCCTACGCTATCCAAGAGACTGCCACTCCTAACAATTTCAATTTCACATCAATTGGTCAGAAAATGAGACCCCTCTTTCGTGGAAAACAACCTGGAGGAATCCATACAAATCCATTACTGACAGGAGGGTCAGCTAATATCTCACCAACAACAATGTTTGCCTGGGTAGGAATGTGCTACGCTGGCATGCGAGGATCTGTAAGATACAAAGTTTTCTCACATTTTGATCCAAGATGGGAACATTGGATGCGAGTAAGTCGTTTAGGAGCTAACGGAGATTGGGGTGTTTTCCATGAAACTGTTCCTTATAGCACTCAGGAAGTGAACTTGCTTGAATTAGCAACGGACGAATCGTTCGCAGGGAGACAATTGACAACAAAGACGATGAGTCATGTTCTCGAATATGAGGTCCCATACTACACCCCAAGGAGATTTTATTATCCCTACACTAATCCAGCCGATGATGAAGACGGCGGACATCGTGTGGAGATTTTCTCCATGTCACGACCATCAGATGTTGTAGAGTCTAGGTCGTACATTGTATATTATGTCGCTGGGGGTGACGACATTAACTTTTTCTTCTTTCGTGGTGTTCCTACACTGTATTTTTATGACACGAGACCAACATAGAAAGAATGTACAAAACAAATTGGCGCTGTGGCGCGCCGCGGCC